AATTATCCAACATACCACCCGTTTTTGACTTAACTACTTCGTTTAAAGCATTAATAGTGTATATTGAATTAGATTGTTTTTTTCTATGTACTAAAATAGTTTTCCATTCCGAAGGGATTGCATGAGAACCCTTTTCAACATTAAAAGTAATAAAAGCCTCTTCAGGTCTTATTTTACTTTCTAAAATGAAAACATTTGGGTTAGTTAGAGTATAGTTTGTTAATATAAAATTAACTGATTTATCTAATTCCTCCTTTGTCGTAAAAAGGCAAAGTAGTTGTGTATTCATTTTTATTATCTTTTGGAGTCAAAACATTTTTGCATATCTTCCGACCAAGAAACAGTATTTGCAGTTGGTGCGGTTTGGCCTTGTTTTGGTCTAAATGTTTTTGGTGAAATTTCTCTTTTTTGATTATTTTTATCTACAATGTATAAACAAATAACTTTACCCGTAATAAATCCTTCTTTATTTTTTTGATATCTTTCATCATCAAATCCTACAACAAAGTGGTCTTGTAAGTCGGATGTATTATCAACTCCCAAACAATCTTTAAGAGTAGATGGAGTAACTTCAATACCTTCCATTGTAAGTTCGGTATTTCTTTTCATTATCTGATGATAGTCTTTATCATTTTTAGGTAAGTCAATTTTATCCAAATGTAAAAAATCTTTTGCTTCTTCATATGCAACTAAATTACCTAATGTTGTTGGCTTACCAGATGCAGTCTTTGCCGGTATTTTATCCAATTGTTTGAATACATCTCTTTGTAAATCCAAAGCTTCTTTTCTCATTGCTTCTAATACTTTTTGAGTATCTAAACTTTTTGGTAATTTTTGACCCGATGCCTTTATTCTATCTCTTTCCTTTGTAGCACTTCTTTCTATAATTTTTCTTTCATCACCACTTATTACATCAGGATTTGTTATTGATACACTATTTAATATTCTTAATGGTGATACTTTTGAAGCTTTTGCTTTATTTTTACTCAACCATTTAGTATTAAAATCATTCATATATTCTGCTCTACCTGATTTACCAGCATCTAATGCTTTTTTAATTAATTTTAATTCTTCCGGTTTTACATCTGGATTTTTTACCAAATCTGCAACACTTTCTTCACCATATTTTTCCAATGTACTTTCTACATATTTATCTGCTTGTAATTCTTCTTTTGATTTTTTTCTTTTAACACCACTTATTTGTTCTGCAATTGCAACCGATTTAGCATCGTTTTTGCCATTACCTGACACCACATTTTTAACGATTGCTGCATATTTTGTATAATGTTTTGTTGTTTCTTTATCAGTTGCAACAGATTTTTCAAGTGCTGCAAATTGTTTATCAGGCAATCCTAAGAAATATTTGGCCTGTAAACTAGCTACCGTTCTATATCCTCTTTCTACCGTTGTTATTCTATTTTTTCCTTCTTGTACTATTTTTTTAGCTTTGGATATATCCTTTTTATCAATTTGGCCGTTTCTAATTAAATTATCAATTCTTTGGTCAGCTAACACCATATCATTATTCAATGTTCCATTAGCTTGTAAATCACCAAGAGTTTTTTTATCACTCCAACCATCATATAATAAATTTCCTTTTTCATCAGTTGCAATAACAACAGTATCTGCAGCATTTTCACCACCACCAGAATTATTAACCCACTCTTTTAATGTATCTTTTGGAATTTCATATATTTTACCAGTTCCTTTATCACGCATATAGCATTTTTTGGATGTATCTATTTTTGATAATATATTATCTCTATCCGTTTGTACATTTTTTGGAGTGTCCGCTTTTTTAGAAGTTCCACCATGTGAACTTATTACAACTTTTTTACCAAAACCTAGTTTTTGTTGAGCTTCTGAAATTCCTTCTTTTATTCTATCATGTTTTTTTCGGCCACTTCTTGCTGCAATCACACAGTTCTTATATAATTGTGCCTCTTCTTTTGAAACAGTTGGTGGAATATTGATTTTATTTTTAGATTTAATTACAACATCTTTTTGTTGTTTACCTAATTCCGTTCCTTTTGTTTTATTAAAGATAACCATTGCAAGTGTTTCTTCGTCTAAATCAGGATATTTTTCTAATATCTTAACACCTTCATCCGACATATTTTCATTAAAGTTTGAACCGGCATTTCCTGGTGCCACATACCACGCACCTTCTTGGAAACCATTTTTCAATGCAGCGTCTGATGATGGTGCGTTTTGTAAAAGTGGGCCTCTACCGGTTCCACCATATAATTTTTGAGTAATTTCTTTAGCTTCCTTTTGAACAACCTTTGGGTCTTTTTGTTGAGTTGGTTTTTCTTTTTCAGCATCGGTTTTATAATCTAAACCGCCTAATTTCTTACCTTGTGGTTTTTGTTGTTGTGGTTGGTTTCCTTTTTTAACAGGTTGTTCATCGTCATCTGATGTAGTATCAACCATATCAATATCTTTTTCACTAAATCCTGCTTTTTGAAACATTCCTTTAGCTATGTTGTATGCTTGAGATTTTTTATCATATCCTAATGCAGACGCAACTTTTACTTGTTTTTTAGTATCTGGATTTACAAAGGTTTGATTTAATATTTTATCAATATCACCTTTTTGTTTTTTATTTGCTTCTTCTATTTCTTGTAAATAAGAATAATACACTCGTGTTTTTTGTGCAAGTTCATTGGCATTGGAAACTCCATTTTCAATTAGAATTTGCATTAATTTTGTAACTTGTTCCTCTTTTGTCAAATCAATAATACCATGTTCTACACGATATTCTAATTCTTTAAGGATTTCTTGAAAATTTAATGACATCTTTATATTATTGATTTTTAGAATGAATCACTAACCAATTGATAATCTTTGCTGGTTAATTCTTTTTTTGCTTTCTTTAACAAATCATCAACCATCTTATCTCTTTTCTTTGCATCGGCCGGAGAAATGCTACCATCTTTGTCGTGCTGCTTTTTAATTTGTTGTAATTTATTAACTGCACTTCTATCGTCTAAATAGATTGCCAATTCAACTGCTGCAGATGAGTGGTCGTTGTTATTGGTCATTCTACTTACTTTCTTATTAAAAGCTTCTGCCGGATTATACATTTCCTTTAAAGGAATCAAATTTACTAATTTCATATTATTTTTCTTTATTATTACTAAATATGTTTGGAACTAAACTTTTTAATTTACCAAATATATTTTGATATGGTTCTTCTGGTGTTTCTTTTGGTTTTTCTTTTTTTGGTAATGGTTTACCTTTTCTATCAAAATAATTACTATATCCAAATCCACTTACTTTGAATTTTTCTTTACCCATTTTTACTGCTGCGATATGCGCAGGATGGTTACTAGGGTAACTCAATGCTGTTGTTATTGAAACTTCATTTCCTGTTTTAGGATTTTTTATTTTTTCCTTAAACCATAAATCTCGATTTGCTCTTCTTTCTTTTTCCTTAGCAATATCTTCTTTAGATGGGTGCCAAGTTCTACCAGAACCTTTAAACCCACCACTCCAATATCCTTCGTTTAATAAATTTTTTAACTTAAGCATCATAATATTGTTTATTAAACTTTATTTCTTTTTATAGTAATCTTTTCGAGCATCAATTTCCTTATCACTTTTTTTATCAGTCATAGTAGATAATCCTAATAATTTTGTACCAATTTTATTTAACCCATGATTAAGTCCTTTCATAGCAGCATTACCTACTTTGGTTGTATAAAGTGCTTTACCAACCGTATTTGAAATTTTATCACCAACTTTAGCCGCTCCTTTACTGACTGCATTTCCTATTCTCTTTGTTAAAGGTGCTACTGTCAATTTAGTTCCTGTTCTTACTTTATGTGATTTTTTATATGCATCAAGTTCTTTTTGTGAGTCAAATTCCAATTCATTTAATCGTTCCCTGATAAAATTAATTTCCTGTTCTTTGGTCATTTGAGTTCCGGCAACCTTATTCATTGCTTTTACTTCTTGTAATAAGTTTTTTTTCATTGTAGTATTTTGGATATAATTATATGATATAAATATAAAATTTTAACTTATAACCTCTAAATTGTTATAATTCTCTCCTTCTTCAACTTTAACCGGGAAACCACCCTTCTCCATTATGACTTTAATGTCGTTTAAAATATTTTCTCTTTCAATAGGATGCGTGTCTATAATGAAGGCATCATAGGTATAAAGTATCATTTTTGACATTTTCCCACTCAAATACTCCAATACCTCACCAATCTTCATATAATTAATTTCAGTCTCCAAAGATTGCAATAAATAATTAAATACCTTTTGTTCGTTTGCACTCTCAATTCTACTAAAAGGTATTTCTCTTTTATATAAGAGTGTTGTCAGCTTTCCCGAAATGACGAACGATTGGTATAATCCCTTAATATATTTATCTACTAATTGAAAGAATGGTATTCCTCTTGCGTTATCATCTAATCCCCCATAAAGGTATGTAAAAGTAATTTTCTTTGCCGTCTCAACATCACACCCATAAAGGTTTGCAAGGTGTTGGTGAGCGGTCTCTCCTTTGGGGAACTCATATCCAACCATTTTTGCAATCAAACGAATGTGATAAGATTCATAGTCAAATTGTATTAGAGTACCTTTTGGATGACGACTAACAAAACACGCTCTACTACCATCGGATTTGTTTAAAGCAGAGTAGTTTACGTTAAGATGTCTATTGGATGGCCTTCCGGTAGTAGTGTATGGGTTATATTGTGTGTAGACAATATCATTTCTACGAAGATATTGCTCGTTAAAATTAAAACTATCAATAAATTTTTCTCTAACGACTTTTACCCCAGCCCCTTCCAACCTTCCTAATGTTTGGATTGCATCTGAATATTTTCTATCCCAATTATTTATTTTACTGATATTGGGGATTGTTTTTAAAACTTCATACCATTTCATTAAAGGTACACAATCATTCAACTCTTTAAATTCGTTTCTATACCCTCTATAAACCGATTCTACGACCTCAGTAAATATGAATGGTTTCCCATACTCTTCAAAATAAGACCACTCATAATCCAATCCTATGGTGTTTAAATACCTATTGTCTAAAACAAATGTATTTTCATTTACTATTTTAGATATTTCAAATTTGTCTAATTTCTTAGCGTCTATGTGATTAAAATTAATTATACCATCACTTCCGTCACTTTGTCTATAATATAAGAAAGACAAACGATTCCCTAATGGGTGTGCTCTATGAGAACTCCACACAGGAACTATAAGGTCAATATTTAGAATACCCTTTAAAAACAAAAGTAGGGTATGTTTATCTTCAATTAGATTCATACCCTACAATATACTAAAAATATTTTGATTTACAAAATTTATTCTGCCCAATGTTTTTCACGTAATTTGTAAATATCAATTGGTTCTCTTTTCATTTGATTACCTGGATGAAAATATGCTCCTTGTTTTAAATAACCACATAAAAAGTTTCTTCTCATTCTTGTTGTATCTCTATTTGGTTCACTACCATGTACTACATGAGAATGTAATAATGCAACTTGTCCTTTTCTTAAATATCCTTCTATTTTTTTAAAATCATGTCCTTCTGGCATTACACAACTGATACCTCTTTCACTTCTCCAATTGCCTGTATTGGTTTTCTTTCTTTCTTCATTATCTTCAATTGGTAATATTGGTAATCTATGCGAACCTTCATAATTCCAAACTGCTCCATTTTCAGGGTCGTGATTGTCTAATGCTAATGCAGTATTTACAATTTCATTATGTCCACAACCTGTATAGAATGCGTTTTGATGCATATCTCTACCCAATTCACCTTTTGGTTTGTAATAACCCCAAGTTTGCATTCCAACTACATCACCTTCCATTAAAAACTCACATGCTTCAATCATTTTAGGATGTGCAAACATCTTTTCAATTTTTTCAGAATGTTTGTGTGGGTGCATAATTGGTTCAAACTCTTGCCACTTTTCAGGCTCAGCTTGATTTCTTTCCAATCTTAATCTATCTAATTCTGCGTTTAATTCGTCAACCTCTTGTTCGGTTAATAATTCTAAAACTGTAAAACCTCTATATCTCCAATCAAAGGTCATTTGTTGTCTTTCCTCGATGGATAAGTGTTTGTATTCTTTCATAACTAATTTGTTTATATAATTAAATATAATCAAAATAAATTAAATTACCAAAAAATAATATGATTTTTATTAGGTTATTTATAAAATTGTAATAAATTTGGAAAATATAATTTTATATTTTTTAATTTTATACTTGCAATATTTAATGCTGCCGTATTTGAATTTTTTACACCAACATCATTAATTTCACCATTATCTTTATAAGTAGTTTCTATTGGGCCTGTAATCCTCCATTTAACTTGTTCAACTATCCAAAATGGATTTTGTAAATAATTTGAATATAAATCATTTGATATTTCAAAAATATGACCATTAATATCATTTGATTGTCTAATAAAATACCTTCTAATAAATCCATTTTCATAATCTTGTGAATTAGGAATAGGTACAATTGTATCAGGATATTCAATTTTAAAAACATCAATATTTTTAGCTACATCTTTATACATTTAGTTATTATTTTTTATTTATAATTCTAAATCCGGCTTCGATGGTTGTTGTCCATCCTTCGTCTTTTTGAATATTATGTTTTGTATTTGTAATTTGAAATACTCCAATTTGATTATATATTTCCGGAATACCATCTATATTAAAATATTGGCCACATCTAAATCCACTAAATCCATCTATTGTAATTGATACATCTATTGGTGATAGAGTTGATTTTTTATTTACAACTGTACTTTGAGATTGTGCTATATAATTTTGAATAAATGTTGGGTCTTTATAAATAAGTGTTTTTATATTTTTACCAGAATCATCTAATATAAATTTTATACTTTTTGTATTAACTACATCACTTAAATTTTGTGCTTCTTTTGTTGCAGTTTTTGGTTCTGTTTCTTTTGATACAGTTGAAGTTGATTTTTTCTCTGCTTCTTTAAAAGTAGCCTGTATTCTTTTTAGTTCTACATTATTTATAGAATACCAACCATCTGCATTTGCAAATGTAGAATTATCTACTGATTTATATGCATTAGGTGGTAGTTGTAAAGCTTCCGTTTGAGTTTCACCGGTTTTAGGTTTAGGTCTTTTATCTAGTGCTTCCGCAATTGCTTTGTTTGAATTAAATAATGTTCTACCTGCAACCAGGTTACTCATTTCAAAATTAAAACTAAAATTTTTAACAATTGATTTTATAGTAGTTGGTTTAAATCTATAAATTTCGGATTGGTTATTTTGGTTTTGAATTTCAGCCGATGCCATTTTATAATCAACAACTGTTGGTAAAGATTTTTCGGTTTGTAATCCATATACTAATGTAAACAATCCATAACTATGTGTATTTAACATATTTAATATACTTTCTAAAAAATCTATTCTAGTTTGTGCTCTATTCCAAATTTTTACAACTGATTCATATTTTAAAAATATATTTAAAGCATCACCAATTCTATCATTTCCAGTAGGTTTTATTTCAGTAATGGGGCCGGATACATTTGGTACTGTGTATGTATCAACCATATGAAAATTATATCCGTGAATTGTACCATCTACTGAACCACTCCCTATTGTTATAACATTTTTTTCATCCGATAATTCCGGTTCGTTTTCTTTTTGTATTGGTGCAATTATTGTTTTTAATTCTTTTATTGGAAATATAACTTCATCGGAACTAGACATCATAAATTCGTTAGATGTTACAGGTAATACATTATATTCTTTAGCAATATTACCTTCCATTTCTAAACCATTTCCAACTTTTTTATTATATATTGGTAAATTAAAAGTAAAGAATTTTTTATCGGTATTTCCACTTGCTAAAATATAATTCATTAAAATTTTTAAAATAAATCTTAAAGAAATATATGCATCTTGCGAAGCTACAGTATCTTTTTGCTCTTTATTTACTTTTAAAAAATTAAACCAATCATTTTTCCATTCCCCATTTTTTATTGGATGAGGGGCTTTTAACATTTCTTGTAATACTTTTTTATCTAAATTAAAATCAGCAGCAATTAATTCAATTATTTGGTCTTCTTTTGGTAGTTTTGATGATATTGGAGTTTTTTCTTTACTGCTTTTTTTGTTTGGATTTTGTGGAATTGCAAGACTGACTTGATTACCCTGTGTAATTTCTAACATGACATTATATGTACCATTATCACCAATTGAAAAATTATAATCTAATACTTTACCTGCTACTAAATCATATGTACCCAATGAACGTTCTATTCTATTTAAATATTTAATAATTGCGTTTGTATCTGACCTATAATAGTCCGAAAATGATTCACAAAATTCATCATATGTACCCAATTTGTTAACCAATGCCTGTTCGGGTCTTTTAAATGGTTCAAGAGTAATTTCTTCACCATTTTTATATGTGTTATATTTTCTTTTTATACTATGTGGTTCATTTTGTAATTTTGATATATTAAAATTTGATTTTAACAAAGATGAATCACCATATTCTAATAATACATTCATACCAGGTTTCATAAAAAACAATTCAAACATTTCTAATTGTTTTAAACTAAAACAAACAACATTTATTCTTGCAGTTTTTAGTGTATTATTTGCACCATCGGTATCTATGTTAATTGATTCAATAATTGGAGTTGAAATTTTTCTTCCTTTTTCACCATCTACTTTTATTGGTTTACCTTCAAAATCAATTCCTATAATTGTTTCACCTATTTGATATGATAATCCGGTATTATTTGAATTATTTGATATAATACAACCTTTATAAGATTCTTTTGGTGGAGTTCTAATTAATTCTTCTAATTCTGTTTTTCTTTCGTTTTGATTTGCTTTGGCCACACCATGTACTACCAATGCACCCGATGTCAATATTGCATATGGATTTCTAAAAGCCGTATCAAATGTACTATCCTCTCTTTCTTTTAATATTTCAACAGTCCATGGACTTAGAGGTGCTAAAAATGGAAATCCCATAACTTATTTATTTATTTTTGACAAATTATTTGATATAGATGTTAAATCAGATGGTATTCTTAATTGTATACCAGGTTTTACAAAAAAATTTGCATCGTTTAAATTATTTGCAGTTGCTATAATCCACCACATTGATACATCATTATAATATTTGTATGCCAATAAATCCAATCTATCCCCTGCTTCTGAAATAATGTACAAATCATTATCATTTGGTTTAATTGTTGGATATATTGTACTTTCTAAATAATTTTTTTTAGTATCAATATCTTTTAATTGTTTTGTATATGTGTATCTATTTGCCATTTTTTATTTATTACATTAGACCATTTTTGTCAATCGTTATAGGACTATCTACTTTAATACTTCCTTTATATTTTTGGCCTTTTGAAAAAGTATAAACATATTTATTATCCGTACTATTAATATTAGGATTTTCAATAATTTTCATTCCCATACTTACATTAATAATACTTGGATAAATTTCTGCACCTTTGCTTTTTTTATCAAATTTATCATCAAATATATTAGCAGTTTCCCAAGGAGTTCCTTCATCTATATTAATTGATAAATTATCTACTATACCAAATAAATTATCATATAATCCATTTATAGTTAAATAAACTAAATTTGGATTGTATAACATAGGAGAATACCCACCATTATTTGGATATTTATTTACACTTATTTCTTCATCTGGAAAAACTAATTTTCTTAGTTTATCTAAGTTTTTTTGCATTGTGATTTTTGTATCAACATCATAATAATAAAGTTTTATATCAAATTTTAATGTTCTTGCAACTCCACCATATTTGTAAACATTAAATGGAGAACCTACATATTTAAAATCTGTTATCTGTGGTGTTACATCTTCTGATATTCCTGATATTGTTCCTGGTAGTAATATACCACTATCCGATTTTCCATAAGTTTTTATATAAACATATGGTGTGTTTAATGTATTATTTTGTTTGAACTCTTCAAATTTTGTATCCGTATAATCATCTGCAGTTGATAATGAAGTTAGTATATCTTGATTTATAATATCAAAACTTTTATTTTTTAAAAGTGTATTATCATCTCTTTTTTTAATAGCACCCGCTCTATATTCTTTTTGACCAGTAATTGGATTTTTTGACTCAACATATTCTTGATAAAATTTTGAAAATGTTTTTGTTTCATTTATTGTTTTACCATCAAATGTTGTACTATATTTTGCACCATACGGATTATCTCTTGTTGGGTTTCTATCTTTTAACCCTTTTAATAAACCAAATCCAATATTTGCAGCAACTCCTAATGGTGATGAACTACCTTGTTTTATTTTATTAATAATAGATTCTGGAGATGGTGATTGTTTTACATAATAAGAAGTTTCTTTATCAACTGCATTTCTTAAATTTTGTGGAGTTTTAAATAAAGATATTGGTTTTGCTAAAAATGAATCATTTCTAAATATAGTATCATCTGGTCTATTTGCCGTACCACCAATTGCACCACCAATTTGTCCACCTATTAAATCTGCTAAAGCATTTGGAGATGATGCAAGTAATGCGGCACCTCTTGGTGGATTTATTAATCCTCTACTTTCTATACGGATATTATCTAATTGTCCGTATATAGACGATTTTTGTGATTTAAATAAGTTTAAAATTGTTGCCATTTATAATAATGTATTTACTATAAATATCCATTAAATAAAATTAATGATTGGATTAATACCCAGTAGTTATTTTCTCTGCCGTTGGATTACTTCCTTTTGTATTATCGGTATATTTAGTAGATGCGTTTGCTAATACCTTACCATCTATCATAACTTTAGTTCCACCTTCATATGTTGCTCTAGTTAATGCTTCAATTCTAAGAGTTAACTCTTTTAATGCTGCTGTATTTGTATTTAAAATTCGTAACTCTGCAATTTGCGTATTTCCATTTGTTATGAGATTATTACCTACTTGAGATGTTTTTGTATATAAGCTATTAAGGTCTATGACAGTATTATTAGTAGAAGTAGCTATTCTTTCTAATATTTTATTTATGTCTGTTGGATTTGCTGCAACAGAAGTACCTCCAGGAGGAACTGCTGCCGGTGCACCTGCTGCGGTTGTTCCTGCTACGGTTGCACCTGATGTTTTAATTTTACCTTCTGCTAAAGCCTGTTCAAAAGCCTTTACAGTTGAATCAAGTCCACCTTTACCGGATAAATATGCTTTGTTTTGTTCTACCCAATCTACTAATTTTTGGTTTCCTTCTTCACCCATTCCAATTTGTTGGCCCGTTTGTTGTCTGTATGCAGCCCTTGCTTGCTCCATACTACTTGTATCTACACCTCTTACAGAAACTCCTGCTTTTTCTGCTAAATATTTTGTTCCACCAAATGAAATTTTATCTAATACATTTACAAATTCAGCACCTATACCTGCTATAACATTACCTGCCGTTTGCATTACACCACCTTTACCACTATTAAGTGCTTCTGAACTAGCAACATTATATGCACCTTTACCTGCTGCCCAAATTCCTGCCGCTGCTGCTGCTACCGGTGCAATAGCCGCCGCTGACATACCACCACCCGCTGCTGCAGCACCTTCACCTGCAACTGCTGCACCTTCACCTGCACCTGCAACTCCTTCTGCTACCGATGTACCAATTTTAGGAGCTATTTTACTAAATATATTTGTTAAACCTTTACCTGCTAATTTTTGTGCACCTAATCCTAAAAGTGCAGTTACTCCACCACCCACCAATCCGGCCGTTCCGGCTCCAGCAGCAGTTTCTGCAGTTTTTTTTGTTTCTTCTCTTTTAGTTTGATTCATCAAATCTTTTATACCATCTGTATTTTTTATTATGGCGTCTTGTATTGCTGATTCTATTTCTGCGCTTGTTTTAATATTAAATTTTGCTTGTGCTACATCAATGTTTGCATTTGCAACTTTTGATGCTGCCTCTGCACTTTTTATTGTTGAAAGATATCCGGAGTTTGCTGCTCCTGCATTTCCTGCTGCCAAATTTCCACCTGTATTACCTGTTCTAGTTGAAATTTTTTGTAAATCAGTTAAACTCATTCCTGTGGCTTGTTGTAATGCTTGTTGTTGAAACATATCCATATCTTCTGGATTTAAGCCTTGTGCTTTTAATGATTCAATTGCACCACTGGTATCTCCTGCTGCGAATTTAGCTCTTACTTCTGAAAGGTCTACTTGTTCACCTAACATAGAACTTAATTGCATTTCTGCTTTGATACTATCTTTATAATTTAGTACCATATTTTGTCCGGCTTTTGCAATATCATTAAAGCTGACACCCATCGATTTTGCAAATATAACTTGTTTTGCCAATGCAGATGCACTTTTAATTTGATAACTTAATGCATCTTTAGAAGCATTTGATATTTCGGTCATTGCTGCACCTAAACTAATTCCTGCTTTGGATGCCATTGCTCTAACACCTTCTTGCATATTTAATGCAGTTTTTTCAGAAACTTTATCTAATCTTTGAAATAAATCATTTACTTCGGCTATATTCTCAGATGATTGTCCAGTTCTTTTTGCAAGTATTGACATATCCGCACCAACTTTACCTATTGGCATTTTACCTGTTGCGTTTGATGCAGCGGTCATTGCTTCTGCAATAGTTTCTGCAGATACACCTGCTAATTGTAATTCAGCTGCACCATATCCTACACTTCCCAATCCTTTACCAAATAATGCTGTTTTTGAAGCTTTTTCGAATTCTACGGCCATTCTTTGTAATTCAAATCCAAATGCGCCTAAAGCTTCTTCTGAAGCAAATCCTCCTTTAATATTTTCTTTTATTAAATCAATTTGTGCATTTAATTCAACTAATTTTTTATCATATTTTGCAACAGTACCTAATTTATCACCTACAAATCCTAATTCATATGCTAATGCACCAGCTGCTGCTCCTGCTGCAAATAATGCCATTCCTAATCCTTTACCACCTTGTGCTGCAGACTCTACAACACCTCCAAATTCTTTCATCATTGGAACACCTTCAAATTGTCCCATAGCAGTTGACATTGCTTTTAATCTTTTTTCACTTTTTTCAGCTGCTTTTTCAAATCCTTCCGCAGCTGCTCTTGCATCTTTAAATGTTTGAATTAATGCTTTACCTGCTTCGGTTGAGTCATCTATTTTATCAACTAAACTATCAAAGTGTTTAAAAGAATCTTTCACTAAATCATTAAATTCGGATTGAGTTATGTTTCCTTTTGAAAGTTGTTTTGTTGCATCTAATACATTTGTATTTAAACTTGTATAAGCTTTAGCTGCTTCTTTAGCATTATCTACTTGATGGACTGATAGGGTATTGGATTTTTGTAAAATAGCGGATACACTCTTTATTGTTGTTTTTGTATCATCAACTTTACTTTGAAACGCTTCATATAATTTACTATTTTTACCAATTGTTTTTCCAATACTTGTAAATGAATCATCTAAATCATCAAAATCACTTAATGTGTCATCTAAATCATCATTAAATTCTTTAATTTTATCATTTAAATCATTAAAACTATCACCTATTTTATCAACTTTATTGGATAATCTATTATAAGATTTATATTCTTCTTCTAATTGTTTTAATCTTTCTTCATCAAATTTTCTTCCGGCTTTCTTTTTTTCTAATATTTTTGCCCACTCATTTGCAATTGGGGCAAGAGATTTGAATTCCGCATCTAATGCGGCTTGTTGCTGTTGAGGTGTTAATTTACCTTTAGCCATTTAATTATCTTATTCCGTATTTTTTTAAAAAACTATCTATATGACTTGAATCAATTCCCAATCTATCTAAAGTTGCTTTTTGATTTTTCATACTTGTTGATAATGCTTTATCGTAGTTACTCCAAACATCTGCTAATTTTGGGTCTGCTCTTCTTAATTTTTGAAGCCAATCACTTTCTTTATTATCTGCTTTAGCTTTAAAAAAACTTTGAAAAAAATCTCCTATTCCAGATTCTTTAACTAATACTCTTTTAGACATGATTATACAATTATTTAATATAAATATTACTTTCTTCTTATTTTAGAAGAAGAATTTTGTTTTGCTTTAACTTTTTCAATTGTTTCTGCTTCATCTTCTTTTGCTTTTAATAATTCTCTCCAATAAAACTCTCTTAAACGGATGGGCATATAATAAACATCTTGCCAATTAAATCCGCCATTAGCAAAGTAAATCATTTGAAAGATTTTCTGATGTAAAACTACTGAATAGTTAGTCGGTAGGGTAAAAAAAGTCAATCCCAAAGGGTATACGTAGCGCCTCCGTTTCGCCCGTATATGGTGATGTATATTGAAATTTTAAATCTAAATCAGGTGTCATTGAAACCATATGTTTTCTTAAAGCTTTGGAATCACCTGCTAATAATCTATTTACAACAAAATTACTTATTGTACCGATATTTCTATCACCATTTATTTCAGTAATGATTCTTCTATATCTTGTTGTAATTTCATTTCCTTGTTTTAAAGTTTTCTCACTTGCTTCAATATCTTTATTAATAGCTAACTCATCACCATGTGTAAGTAATTTAAATTTAATTGGAGTTTTTGAAACAGGTAAAATAAATTCATATTCATTTTGTCTGTTTAATAAACTTTCATCAATTTCTTTAATTTCAATTTTAGATAAGTCAACTGTTACTTCGACTTGCTCTTTTTCGTTTGGGTCTGTTATTGTAACATTGTATTCAGCACCAAATGCTAACATTCTAGATGTAACTAAAATTGCATTCTTATCACCAATAATTAAGTCATTGATATTAACTCCAGGTTCAACTACAACGGATTCTAATAATTTATCCAAATGTATTCCTTTTTTTAATAAATTTGAAGATGTAAGAATATCTTCTTCTTTTGCCGTCATTAATTTAATTGTAATTTCACCTTTTGATAATGGTGAACTTTCTGGATAACATAATCCTTTAGATGGTAAACTAATAACCTCTGTTGGGTAATCAAACGATTTTGTTTGATTTACGTTTCCGAACCCTCTAGTAACTTGTTGTTCGATGTTTTCACTCATAATATAACTTTTGTGTTTATTATATATATTAAGTTTTTAAAAAATAAAAAAGGGGATAACATTTCTGCATCCCCTTTCTTTTTATTATTTTTACTAAATTAGAATTCTAAAATAGCGTAGTCAAATGTAATTGTTAATTCAATCATAACTGGGTCAGTTGAATTACTCCAATCTAATTCACCAAAATTTGCTGAGGTGATAAATGCTCCTTTTAAAGTCCATTGTTCAACTTTATCTCCTACTGGCCCTAACATATAGAAAGTAATATCTTTCTTATAGAACGCAGCGTATCCATCTCTACCTGTTAATGACTCATGTGATGTTCTTACCCACTCCATCACCTGTTGTGCACCTGATGGTACAATTGGGTCATACAATGTAATTGTAATATCATCCCAATTTGCTTTACCTTTTAACTTTCTTTTTACGTTAATATGGTCTAATTCAACAATCTCTGCGGTGAAGGTTGGTCTTGATGCGGTTTTAATAAGATAAGATTCAATACCGTTGATTTCCATAATGAAACGGTTTTGCATCTTTGGTTCAAAATTCTTATAAAACATTTTGTCAAACTCTAATATCTCTGGCATTTTACTTTATTTTTATTGTGTTCTTATATAAATATCTATTTCTTAAATTATCCGTTAAATGCTGCTCCGGTTGGTAAAATGTTGAAATCAATTTGAATGAATTCAGCGGTTCTAGTTGGTTGTAAGTAGATAGCACCTTTCATAATGTTTCTATCAATTACATCTGGAGTATTATTAGTGTCATCCATTACTACTTTAAAAGCGTAAAGACCTTGTCTTTGTTGGATTGACTCTAAATAAGGGTTAACAATATTTAAAAATCTATTTCTTGTTTCTGCTGTGTTTTGTTCAAATACTAAGTATCTTGAAGTAGATGCTATGTATTTTCTAACTGTTAATAATAATCTTCTTACATTAATTCTGTCTAATGCGGATGGTTTATCTTGTAAAGTTTTTTGTCCAAATACTACGATACCTTGTCCTGGGAATTGTACGATTGGATTTACTTTACCTTCATATAAACTATCTTTTTCAGATTGAGTTAATCTATTTAATAGACTAACTGCTCCTGTTAAACCACCTCTATTTAAACCTGCTGGTGCAAACCATTCAGCTGCTACTCTATCGTTTGCTGCGAATACGCCAGGTAATAATACTGAAGGCGGAACTGCGATTAACTTATTAGTATTAACATCAATTGTCTTAACCCAAGGGTAGTAAGTTGCTGCGTAATTAGAATCAATTGCTTCTGCTTGCGTTAATGCTTGTGTAATAGTATCAGAATAAGAGTTTGCATCCATAATATAAAAACAATCACTTCTTCCTTCAACCATATCTAAAATATTAGTTGTTACAGATGTGTGTAATCTTCTGATAACACCAGGTGTTACAATCATATTAATATCATATTCATCTTGATTAGATAATGCCGATACATGCTTTGCGTATGCAATAGAACCAGATGATGCTGCGGTTGTTAAATCAAAACCTTGTGAGTTACCTGCGTTAATAGTATCTCCTTTATTAATTACTATTGTAGGACTCATACCATCAAATCCTTCTTGGAATGCTATTAAGAAATTTCTTTTAGCTACATCAGCTGCTAATGAACCAGTCAATGCTAAACTATCAGTTACATCTAATGAATAAACTGCGTTTGAACCTGTTGATGCATTATTAGGAATTGCTCTTACATAGATTGAGTTATCAACATTATTATCTAAATCAATACCACCATATGTTGTTGAATCTGCTGTTGCAAATGATGCAGTTGGTATTGTTCTACTTAATGTTGCTGATGCTGATATTGGTAATACATATGCTCCATGTGCATATGGTACTGCTTGAACTGGAATTAAATTAGAAGATAATGAAGTATCTCTATCAGAATTTACTAATCTAATATATTTTGAGTTATTAACCCAATCACCACTTTCAGTTACTTTACCATCAGATGCAATAGTTCTATATCTATCACCTATTACTCTATAAATATAATTAGGAGAATTAGGGTCTAAATTTACATTAGAAAATGTTTCTAATACTGTTTTCTTTTTATTTGTGTCAGCAAAATCTCTAACAACAATTGTGAATGTACCATAATCAGTACCATTTACAGAACCTGCTGGTTTAATATTAGTAATACCAATTTTAACTTTTGAGTTTGCTGCGTTTCCAGCTCCAATAGTTTCAAAACGGAATAAGTTTACTCTTTGTCCTGAAATTAATTGAGATTGGATATATGGAGTTTTTGCTTCTTGTGCTGAATTGGTAAATAATTGATTACCTAACACAGATGCAGTTATGTTTGAATTAGTATGGTCTAAAGCTGCTGAACGTGATGTAAAGAATGCGTATGAATATACTTCTTTACTTCCTTTTGGATTATTTCCAAATACTGCTTCAATATCATTGATATCGGATGGTTTCAAAGATGCACTTAATGCTGAACCAAATGCTGAACCAGATGGGATTAAAAATCCTCCACCAAATGCAGAACCACTCACGTTTGCTATACCTGTTGTGAAGGATGTAGCTTCTGTATCAGTATTAAATAAAATACCCACCGATGTTGATACCGATGATGTAGTTACCGAAGTTAATAATAAAGGAGTGTATTCTGTGTATCCACCAATACCTGCAACTCTACAAATAGTTGCAGTTCCTGCTTCTCTTAAGTAGTTTTGCACTGCTAAAGGAGTGTAATATGTATCATCAACACTACCAAATAGTTGTTCAAATTCAGCTTGTGAATTTACGATTGTTGGAACTAATGGGCCTTCTTTGAAAGGGCCAATGAATGCTGCTCCGATGTCAGCTACACCTTGTTGTAAAAATGAAAGGTCGTTTTCTTTTGTGAAAACACCAGGTGATACTATTTTGTCTGCCATTTTATATGCTTTAATTTAAATTTATTAATTCTCAATATAAATATAAAATTTTCAATCAAAACAACAATTCTTATTTGTATGTTGGAGAGAAATAATCGTATACTTGTCCTACTGATGTTGCGTTTTGTAATGTGTTATAGAATAATACTGGCCCGATTTGTCCGTTCCAGAATGTTGTTCTTGCACTATTACTACCAACTGTTAAATAGTTTGTTGAAGATGGTGCCGTAAATGCTGCTGCGGTAAATGTTCCTACCGATGTTTTATCTACATAAACTGTTACAGTTCCTGATGGTTGGAATGTTGCCGATATCATATACCAAACGTTTGCTGATAATGAAGTCGTTAATTGTCCACTATTTCCTAATGTACTACCATAAAATTTTACTCTATTTAAAGTAGAACTATCCGATGATTCAATTGCTAAACCATAAAATCCTGCGTAGTCAAAAATGTGTCTTGTAGTTGTACCTAATGTTGTTGTAGGTCTAACCCACATATGAACTGTACCAGTATTAGTATTAAATTGTGAAATACCACCATTAATATTTGTAGTAGTATCTTTATACCAAAATTGACTTGTTCCGTTTAGTGTAAAGTATTTATCTTTTTTAGTTGCACCTGCATTATATGCCGGATTACCACCACTAATACTTGCTGCGTTTTGAACACCTGCAGGTCTAATACCCGTGTTATATCCTGAAAGGTCTAATAAGTCTGCGGTATCTGCTGATTGATAAGATGATGCTTTTCCTGGGTCAACATACATTCTTAATCCAGAAGATGGAATGTATGGTTGAGTCGTTGTACCTTTATTATGTGATACAAGATTATTTGCTAAGAATACATCGGCATTTTCTACGTTGATTGTTACAATTTCGACATCTGCCGTTACTATTTCTATATTTGTTATTTCCGTTTCACTACCATCACCATTTACTAATTTGTCTCCAGGTAATAAAGTTTCTGTATTTTTAAAATGATATTGTCCTATTTCACTATCATAAACATATAATGGGTGTGTACCTGTTGCGTTAATTAAACCATTATTTAATGAATAATATCCTTCTGCAAAGTTAAATGTTATATCTCTAACTTGTACATTTTTTGCATCACCTGATAATGTGTTTGATAAATAAAATCTCCATTCAAGTTGGTCACTATCCAATGGTTGAGATTCATCTGGTAAACCTGTTGGTTCCCATGCTTTAATTTCATCACCAACATTTAAATCTTCAATATTTATTTCACTTCCGTTTGCCAAAGTTACTTTAGTACCAAATAATAAACAGAAATCAGGTTGGTTAATTGTATTATAAACGTCTACTGCGTATAAAGTTTTTGTAGATGCAACATTATATCCAGTTGCATTTAAATTATATCCGTCAGCATATGTCATTGATAAAATAGATTGTGCTTCCGAATAGTTTGTTAAACTGATTGCTGCGGGTGTTATTGGAAACGATGGAGATGCACCCAATGTTGGTGAACCTACTGTAAAGTTTGCGTTATCAAATGTTACTGAATAGTTTGCAGCTACACTACCAACTTTTGTACCATGTAAACTACCTGCCGTACCGAATGAAAATGTTGCAGTTTCGGTTGTACTTTCTACTATGTAAGTATATGTTGGTACGTTTTTAGTTATAGAATCAACTGCAAATGAAGTAAATGCAGAGTTTGCCGCTGCACCACCTAATCCTCCAATTGAAACTGCTTGAGCAACTCTTGCTGAACCACTCACTGCTCTATATAAATTACCTAACGATAAATTTGTTCTTGCCATTGTATAAAGTGTTATTCTCCGTTATAAATATCTAAAAGTT